TCTGCGAGGCCAGAATTATGCTGATGCCTAGCGTGGTCAGTTGCGCCAGAGTATTGACGAGAACCTGTTGCTTTTTAGCTTTCCATAAGTAATAGCCAATGAAACCGACAAATAATCCATAAAAAAAGAGCAGTGACCTGTCCATTTTTGTTTCACATCCTTGCGAAACCGCGCTGACTACAGCGGTAAAAAATTCCTGCGATCCCAAAAAAACAAGGGGCTGGCATAATGCCAACCCCTTGTATCTACACTACTTTCACGGATGTCGCGAAAGCGTTTCTTAGTTCAGGCGCTTTTAACAGACGCTATTGATATACAAGTAAAAATTAACAAAAACAGCAAGTTAATTGTATCCTTAGTGCAATGCAGTGCCACCAAATGCAAGCTCTGTGGACATTATATGGACATCAAAACCGCCGGATCGGCAATCGGGTTCAGGACTGCGGCTTCTTCAAGATGGTCAGGTGCGAAATGCGCATACTTCATAGTTTCACGTATGTTTGAATGGCCCAGGATTTTTTGTAAAACAAGTATGTTCCCACCGTTCATCATAAAGTGAGAGGCGAAGGTATGTCGCAGAACATGTGTTTTCTGTCCCTCTGTTAGCTCAATGTCGGTCAGCGCCAGCATTTTTTTAAACTCCTGATAGCACGGCTTGAACATTTTGCCCTGACGGGTTGCCAGTTCATCATATAGCCATCTGGGGATCGGGACGGTGCGGTTTTTTTTACCTTTTGTTTTTGTAAACGTCAGCTTATAGGGTGAGAGCTGGGAACGGGTGAGGCGCTCGGCTTCACTCCAACGTGCGCCGGTCGCAAGGCAAACCTTAACAATCGTCGTCAGGTTTTCTTTACCATACCGTTCACAGGCGCGAAAAAGTTCAGCGATCTGTAGTGGGGTCAGCCATGACATTTCTTTCTCGGCTTCTTTGAAAACGCGAACACCTTCGAGCGGGTTCGGTAACTTCCACTCCCCAAGCCTTTTGAGTTCATTGAAAACAGCCATCAGGTACTGTTGTTCACGGTTAACCGTGATTGGTTTTGCGACCCAGTCAGCAGGGTCTTTGTGGTAACCATTATCAATCTTTCCACTCAGCCGCTGGTCACGATAATGCGCCCAATCTTTAGCGGTTAGCTGTGATGCCACCGGGTCACCAAGGCCGTTACAAACAATATGCAATTTAGCTAGGCGTGATTTACTGGCTACTAGCGCCTGGCCGTGTAGTTTGTGCCAAAGTTCGATAATTTCACTCAACCTGCGGCGGTCTTCTTTCTCGCTTTTCCAGGGCTTGTCCTGCGCTTCCCTCTTTTTAAAATCCTCAAAAGCAACCGCCTCACCTTTTGTTGCAAATTTCTTCCTTATGCGGCGACTGTCGGCCCCGTCTAATCGAAAATCACAAAGCCACTCGCCAGAAGTCAATTTTTTAATTGTCATACTTTCAGCTACGTAGATTTAAAGTGTGGTCTATGGGTAGTCGTTCATTTTTGACTTAATGAACTCATTACCTTCATCGCCAGTCATCTGACCGTACTCATCACAGGCTTTAGCATCAATGTCATACTGAAAACCTTGGGTTCGCATATGATTTATTACCACTACTTTATTTAGAGTGTCTTGAGGCCATTTGGCGTTGGCTCCGCCTGCGAACCGAGAATTACATATACTTGTAGCAACAGTGTTTGCCATCAAATCAGTAACTTGCTCATCTTTAAACACAAAGGTTAAGACCTGATTATCTAAGGTGACGCTCTCACCTCTGAGGGTTTTAAGCCATTCAATTATTGTATGGGGGATATCTCCCTCTATAACTAATTTCTGTTTTTCTTTTGCACCGAAGGAATGCATTGGACTTAATAAAATAGCAATTATAAGAAACAATTTAGAATATTTCCGCGACACGAATATCTCCTTATTGATTTTTTTCAATGGTAAATACAACATGACCAAAAGTGTCAACATCAGAAGTATTACAAACGAACCCATTATCTAAATGGTTTAATTTTACCTGTATTTTATTTGAAGGCATTCTAGTGACCTCGTAAACGTCATATACCCCATCAACGCTCAAAAGCCACCTACCATTGGCAATGTTTTTATTACCTAAGTCAACGATCCATGCATGGATATTACTTTTTACATAGCAAGCATTTATTGAACTTTCTGGTATAAAACTTGAGTCGATATTCCAGGCCCCATTTTCGATAAGATGCCCTGACGAAAGAACAAAAGATTTAAGGGTTAAAATATTTGATTTGGTTTCAACATCTTCATATTTGTCCCCAATGCCTGTAGCTAACCAACGTAGTGATACGTTGGTATCAAGTGCACAAGCAACTACCACATCCCCTGGAAAGTAATTCCTTCTTACCCATGTACTGATCGTCGCTGACGACAAACCAAGCAAATCACCGAGCTGTTTTTGCATCGTGAAACCGTATGCGGACATCACTCGCTGTAAAAGTTCTTGGCCGCCGTTTTCCAAAATCTTCTTATATACCGATTCACTATGATTGGTTTTTGCAAGCCCCCTCCCCATAAAACTCGCATTTGCAACCTCACCATAAAGCAGCCAGTCGATGTCTTTGTTAGTAGCCTGGGCGCATTCATAAACGTATCTAAAAGGTATGCTGTCTCTGGATAGCCAGTTACTCATTGTTGATATTGGAGTTTTTGTCAGATCAGAAAATTCAACGTTGCTGGTTACTCCGTACGCTTGCTTCATACGGCTAAGCGTATCCTTAGCATTGCCTTTCTTATGTCCCATAAAAATTTCACCCTTGCCCATTTCGAGGGTTGATATTGCCCAAACGAGCAAGTATGCTTACCCAAGATTCAACAATGCACGCCAATGCATCAAAACAACACCTAACCGGAGATATTCTCTTATGACTCCTCAAATTGCAATCCCGTCAGGCCCCGATCTGATGACCTACGAAGAGTTTGCCGTCACCTACGGATACAGCATCCGCACTGTTAAACAGATGGTGGCTGATGGTGATCTTCTGTTGATGCCCCGTAAAAAAGATGGTGGCGCAGCTCGTATCAATATGGTTGCTTTTCGAGGTCGCTTGTTACAACAAGGCCTCAATTGCAAATACGTTGCCGCTTAAGCAATTCAATTATGCGAGTTGAAAAGGAACGCAACATGTTTGATTTTCGAGTTTCTAACCACCCACACTTTGATGATGCATGCCGTGCTTTTGCTAAGCGGCATGACGTTACTGCGTTAGCCAGGCGCGCAGGGATGAAACCGCAAACCCTTCGCAACAAACTTAACCCCACTCAGCCCCATCAGTTCACAGCGCCAGAAATCTGGTTGATGACTGACTTAACCGAGGATGCATCACTGGTTGACGGCTTTCTTGCTCAAATTCATTGCCTGCCTTGTGTGCCGGTAAATGAGTTAGCCAGGGAGAAATTGTCGATCTACGTGATGCAAGCCACCGCGCAGGTTGGTCAGGTCGCTGCGAACGCGGCAACCACTGGCCGTATTACTCACCTGTCCCGCCGTTCGATTGTGGAAAGTGCGAACGCTGGAATGCGTTTTCTTGCTTTAAGCGCACTGGCTGTAGATGCGCGGCTTAAATCCAGTCCGGCGATGTGCAGTGCGGTCGATACCATGACGGGTGTCGGCGCATCGTTTGGTTTGATCTGAGGTGTCGGTCATGGATAACGCACCTTCATTCGCTTCATTGCTGGTTCGTCAGAGTCCCTCCATGCATTACGGCAACGGCTGGATTATGGGTAAAGACGGTAAGCGCTGGCATCCAAGCCGCGACCAGTCCGAATTATTAAACGGGCTGAAAACCAAGCGGAAATCGCCAGCATATTTAATTATTCGCATTGCTCGTTCATTAATAAAAAGGGTGGCTTATGGCTCTTTCAAAAAATGACCTTAATTTAATTCTCGGTGTTGTGATCCCTAATATGAATAACGGCTTCGAAATTAAAACCCGTTCAGGTGAGATTTTCAAAGTTGACCCGAACTGGGAGTGCTGTCAGGAATTTATGGAAGCACTAAAAGCGGAAATGATTAACCAGTTGAATCAGAAACCGCACCGCGTCTACGGCTACAACTAATCGTTCAAGTTAATTAATGGCGTAAACCCGCCGGGCATTCTTTTGCCCGAATTCTGGAGAAATGAAAATGCGAAATACCGAAACACGTAAAACCAAAACCGGGCCTGATGATGCAGGCCTTAATTATTTGCTCACTGAGGCCCGCAAAGATGAACGCCGGGGCCGCGCTGAGGCTATGGCCGCGCGTCTGGACACGCTGGCCGCTCGCATCACCTCCCGCCAGCTCAACTGCGCAGAAGCCGCAGAGCTGTTGCGCGATGAGGCCGTCAAAATCCAGAACGAAGCTCAGGAGATCTACTGATGCATAACGCGCAATTGATTCCCGGCCAGCGTGTTCTGGTGACCCCACTTGAATCGGACAATGTTTACAACGGGATATTTATTAAGCGCCTGCCCAAAGGGGTAAGCGTTTTTATCCTTGCGGAGTTCGTCGGCCTTACTGGCCCCGATGATATTGGCGATCTGTATTTAACCGACAGCATAGTTAGTCGCTGCGTAAAACCGGCGGAGGCTCACTGATGGCTGACTCTATCGATCTGGCCCAGCAACGCGAGCATGAAGAACGCGAGCGCCTGATTCTTAATGCCCGCAGCCGTGGCGCTGCGGTTTCCCGTTTTCTGTGCGAGTCGTGCGGCGAGTCCATCCCGGAAGCACGCCGCATCGCCGTACCGGGCGTGGAACTGTGCGTAACCTGCCAGGAAATTACAGAGCTTAAAAGTAAGCATTACACGGGGGCTGTATGAGCACATTCCTGAAATGGGCGGGTAATAAAACTGACCTTATGCCGGAACTATTAAATCATCTTCCCAAAGGCCCGCGACTGGTTGAACCTTTCGCGGGTTCCTGCGCTGTGATGATGGCAACAGACTATCCTCATTATCTTGTCGCAGATATTAACCCTGATTTAATTAATCTGTATCGCACCATCGCAGAGGACTGCGAAAACTTTATACTGCGGGCAAATGCAGTATTTGAAAGCTTTGTACTGGCTGAAAATTATTACCGGGTGCGTGAGGCTTTTAATCATGACCGTGAAATAAATACTTTTCACCGCGCTGTTTATTTCCTCTATCTTAACCGCCATTCCTACCGTGGGCTTTGCCGTTATAACCAGAGCGGTGGCTTTAATGTCCCGTTCGGGAACTACAAAAAGCCTTATTTCCCGGAAAAGGAAATACGTGCCTTTGCTGAAAAAGCGAAGCGCGCCACGTTTATCTGCGCCAGCTTCGACGAAACCCTGAACATGTTGCAACCGGGCGACGTGATTTATTGCGATCCGCCTTATGACGGTGTGTTTACCGGGTATCACACAAATGGTTTTAATGAGGATGACCAGTACCGTCTGGCCTCCATTCTTGAGCGCCGTTCATCAGAAGGTTACCCGGTTGTCGTATCCAACAGCGATACGTCATTAACCCGTTCCCTCTACCGCAATTTCGTATGCCACCGCATCACGGCGCGCCGCAGTCTGGGTGTTAAAGCCGGTGATGGTAAAACCGCCCCTGAAGTAATCGCCGTATCCCGTTACCCGGCCCAAAAGGCGTGGTTCGGAATTGATTTGGCTAACGGGCGTGATAGTACAGCAGTGCATGAGGTGCGGGCTTGAGTGCCCATTTCTCACCAGTTTGTCATTTCCACGGGACGCCTGTTTGGGGCGATTCCGGTGCCGTTCATCGTATTGCGGTGAGCGGTTCCGGCGCTTTTGTTTCTTACGCCCGACCCGACCAGTTAAGTGACTCATTACGTTATGCCACGGAGGTTGCCATAGACAACGGCGCGTTTTCGGCATGGAAGCGCGGCCTTGTTATCGACTGGCAGCAGTTTTATCAGTGGCTTATTCCGCATTATCACCATCCCAGACTGAGCTTTTTTGTTATCCCGGATGTGGTGGAGGGTGGAGAAGCAGACAATGATGCGCTTATCGCTAATCTGCCACGTTGTTTCCGCGATAAAGCCGCGCCTGTCTGGCACCTTCATGAATCTCTGAGCCGCCTGGTTGAGCTGTGCCATGAGTGGCCGCGCGTCTGCTTTGGCTCTTCCGGCGTCTTTGCCACCATTCGCACCCCGCACTGGCATCGCCGCATGGATGATGCTTTTGAAGCGATTTATGCCCGCCACAGTTTCACTACAAAAATTCACGGTCTGCGAATGCTTGATGGACGTGTTCTTGGCCGCTATCCACTGAACACTGCTGACAGTACAAACCTCGCATGTAATGTGCCTAAATTTGAGGTTAAGTACCCGGAGCTTACGCGCGCTATACGTGAGGCTGACTTTGCCAGGGGACTTCCTGAAAAAGAACTGAAGGCGCTCATTCTTAAACGTCGTTGCGCTGTTCTGAAAAACGCCATTGAGAAGGTCTTTCCGCCCGCTCGTTCCGAGTGGCTTGCCGGTTATGCATCACAGCGTCAGCTGTCGCTGGAGTTTGCATGAGCGAATATGTTTACTCATGGAACGCCCCGCGAAAAGCGGTTGGTGCCTATCAGGCTGACGACAGTATGCGCGGGTTTTATTACCTGACGCCTGACGGTAAGCGTAAGCTCATCACCCCGATGGAGCAGGCGGAAACCGATGAAAAACCAGACCGCAGCAAGGCAGCGCGCCGCCGTCTGGCTTCATTGCCTCACTACGTCCGCAGCTACTACGCGCGCCAACTGGAAAAGATGGACAGCAAAGGTAAAAAAGTCGCTGATGGCTGGCTGTTAAATACCTTTGAGCGCCACGTTCTTTCCCGTATCGACCATGTGAATGACCGTTATCTGCCGAATGCCACCTTACCGGCGGCCCTGTTGCCGCTGCGTAATGAATTTTTCCGCCTGTTGTGGGCCGGTAAAAAAGAACTGAAACGCCTGGCGCATAGTCTTGCTGACATTTTGCAAAGCGAGTTTATACGCGAGGTTGATTTTCAGTATGAACGCACCACCGATCCTCATTTTTCAACGCTGTCCGGCTATGGACGGATAGGATTTCTGGCATCACACCTGAATACCGCCGTGCCGGGCTGGACGGCCTACTGCAACGAAGAACTGGAAGGCGAAGACGCGCTGAAATGCGTAGCGCGCCTACAGTCGCCCCAATGGTGGCTTAACCGCCTGCGCCGTATGCATGCCCGCTGGCGTGAACACCTCATGATTGTGACCGGTTACGTCCAGGCTAAATCCGCACCCTACAGCAGTGAACCCTGTGTTCAGGAATGGCAGGCCCAGAAAAAAGCCAACCGTGAATACCTTAATGCGATGGAGCTGGAAGAACAGGACACCGGCGAGCGTCTGTCACTGGCGGATAAGGTGAATGGCAGTATCGCTAATCCGGCGATCCGGCGCGCTGAGCTGATGGTGCGTATGCGAGGCTTTGAAGACCTGGCGAAACAGGAAGGGCTGGCCGGTGATTTCTATACACTTACCGCCCCGTCCGCTTATCACTCAACACAAAAGAGCGGACGGCGTAACGATAAATTCAACGGTTCTTCCCCCCGTGATACCCAGCGCTATCTCTGTAAAGTGTGGTCAAAAACCCGCGCCGCATGGAAACGCAGGGGTATCCGTGTATTTGGTTTTCGGGTCGTTGAACCTCACCACGACGCCACGCCGCACTGGCATCTGTTGCTGTTTATGCGCCCGGAGCATGCTGAGCTGGCGCGCGCCATTTTCCGTAAATATGCCCTGAAAGAAGATGGCGGCGAAGCGGGCGCAGAAGAAAACCGTTTTAAAGTCGTGCCGATTGAGGAAGAACACGGCAGCGCAACCGGGTATATCGCCAAATACATCAGCAAAAATATCGACGGTTACGCCCTGGACGATGAGAAAGACGATGAAACCGGCGAGCCGCTAAAAGATATGGCGCGCCGCGTCAGCGCCTGGGCGTCACGCTGGGCTATTCGTCAGTTCCAGCAGATTGGCGGCGCACCGGTGACCGTTTACCGTGAACTGCGCAGGCTGCGGGATCGCGAGCTGGTTTTACATCCAGAGATTGCCGAAGCGCATACCGCTGCGGATGAAGGGAACTGGGCCGGGTATGTTACGGCGCAGGGCGGCCCGCTTGTTGCCCGTGACTGTCTGCGCGTCCGGCTGAGTTATGACGTTACCGAAAATGGCAATATTTACGGCGATGACGTGTCCAGAATTTCCGGCGTTTACAGCCCGTTTAAGGGCGAAACATCCCTGATTTTAACCCGCATATCACAGTACAAAATCGTGCCGAAGCGTAAGCAGGATGACGCTTCTGATTTTGATTTTGACTTTTCAGGCGGCAGCGCCGCCCCTCGGAGTTCTGTCAATAACTGTACGCGGGAGCCGCGAACGGTTAAAAAAAATACACTTCAGCAAAGCACCGTCATAGTTGACGGTACCAGCTGCGCTATTGATTACGGCAATCTGACGCGGAAGGAAAAGAAAGCAGTCGCAGCGCGGCTATCAGCTGAGTTTAAAGCGGAACAGCAGCGCAAACGCGAGCGGCGCAAACGGCAGCCGGTATTGCGCCAGCCTGGCGAACGGGCTGAAAAAATCCGCGAATTTGCCAGCTCCATCGGCTGGGATATCGGAGAAACAGAAGTCGGTCTGTTGCTGGTCGGTCAGCGTATTGCGCTGGACGGTGTTTTCTATGTCGCCCGAAGTGACGGCGCACTCTACAGAACGCGGGAAAAATTGCCGCAATCCACTGCGACAACGGTCAACACTTGGGTAACGCGGTTGCGGTCGGCTTATAAGAATCGCTGTTGATGCATCGTCATAATTTCAACGGGTTATCAATTCAAAATATATCATTGATGCCTGCACTTTTTGACGGGTACCACTTTTAAATTTTTTACAATACGTGATACTGTATGTTTATACAGTATTTCAAACGGGAGGGATTCATGGTTGTTGATGAAGTCAGCCGTACCCAGCACAAATGGGCCTGCGTACAGTTTATTGCGGAAGTTTCATTGATAGCTAACTGCAAACCATCAGATTTGAAGTTGGCTCTGAGCCTAATCGCTGACCTAGCGAATGATGAAAATAAGCAGGTAGAAAATGAAATTTTCTACAAAGCAGACTAAGCAGAACTGATAACATGGGCAACAGGCTATGGGTTTTAAGTCCTTATTATTGCTCTTAACTTTGTTGACTGTAGCCGGTGTGACAGCTATCAGCAGATTTTGTAAATGTATCTATGCCCTCCACTTAGATGGGTACCCCTTTTCAAAGCATCTGGTTCGTCTATAATGCCCAATCGTTTAGAAGGAGATGTTTGATGCCGAGTGTAGTATCACTTTTTTCGGGTTGCGGTGGCTCTGATGCTGGCGTGTTAAATGCTGGCTTTGATGTTCTCATGGCAAATGATGTTCTTCCGTATGCTAAAGATGTTTATCTAGCCAACCATCCTGAAACAGATTATGTACTCGGCGATATTGCGAACGTACAAACTTTCCCATCTTCAGAGCTTTTAGTTGGATGCTATCCATGTCAAGGATTTAGTCAGGGTGGTGTTAGAAAAGCGGATAGAAAAATCAACACATTATATCTTGAGTTCGCAAGAGCCTTGAATTTAATTAAGCCTAAGGCTTTCATTGTAGAAAATGTTTCTGGCATGGTTAGAAGTAATTTTGAGCATTTATTAGCCGATCAGATCAGAGTTTTTACGGAAGCTGGATATAAAGTTACGGCAAGGGTTCTTAATGCTTCTCATTATGGTGTTCCTCAAGATAGGAAAAGAATTTTCATCGTTGGAATTCATGAGAAATATAACCTCACCTATGATTTTCCGCAGCCTACCCATGGAGTAGGACTTTCACCTTATTTCACAATTAAAAAAGCAATTGGTCATTTACCTGAGTGGCCTACTGGGGAGTTTCATGATGGCGATTTTCATTGGTATTATTTGTCCCGTAACAGGCGTCAAGATTGGGAACAGCTATCCAAAACTATCGTGGCTAATCCAAGGCACATGCCTTTGCATCCGATTAGCCCCCCGCTTGAAAAAGTAGGTCCCGACGCCTGGCGCTTTGTAAGCGATGCTCCGGCTAGAAGGTTTAGCTACCACGAAGCCGCACTATTACAAGGTTTTAAAAATATAGTTTTTCCTGAAACGGAGAATGCGTCAATGAAGATGAAATATACTGTTGTTGGAAATGCTGTACCGCCTCCTTTATTTGAGGCGGTAGCAAAATCCCTTCCTAACATCTGGGATTAGTAAATCGAATAGTGCATTTTAGATAGCCATAATTCATAGTTTATAAACCAGTCAGAAGATGTAATTTTTCTGGCTGAGGACATGTCCTTGATTAAAGTTAAAATTCGTTGTCTATCTAGTAATAAAACTCCATTTGTATGCCTTTCATTTACCCATCTACCATTAGCTTGACGATAGAAAACAGGAGTAAACATTACAGATGGGAAGTCAAAATTAGTTTGAAAGTAATGTCTTAAATGAATGGAATTAGACTCTAATGTCTTACTGGGCCATTCGGTTTCTTGCGCACCACATTGTCCAAGTATGGCAAAATTTGATGTGATGTTGTCATCAAAACCATAATTTACAATAAGATCGAACCCACCGTCACCTGAGCTAGTTTGTTTGCAATTAGCATCATTACAACCAATTACTCCTAAATCTTTTCCTAAAACAGGAAGAGCTAAACGCAAGTCTGTACCATAATAAGAATATCTATCTGGAGAACCAACATCAAATATGCGTACAGATGCACGAGGACTTGCAGGAGCTAGTGCCTTAACTGCCTCTTTACATAAATTTGTAAAGTATTTTGCCCATACGAGATTTATGCTTCCAAACGCACTAAATGAACGCAATCGTGAACAGCAAGTTAAAAAGCAATATATTTTTTGACAATCAGTTAAACTGTTTAACATATATAACTCGTCCCCATGAATGAAATACGGATAAAATTCATTCAACGAAGACTCTCTATATTCTAACTGCCCCCAAATAAAATCTATGTTTCTTTCAAGTGAATCTCTAATTTCCGCATCACTTTCCCTAGCCTCGTCAATTAACTCAGCATCTATAGTTTCAACGCTTTTAGCACCTTGTTCGATTATTGATGCCAATTCATTTCTGTGAATAACCTTCCGCCCATTAAAATCAAGCAAAAGTAACAGTTCAGCTAGATCCGCCATTAAATGAGGCGTGCCAACCTGCAATTCACCAATATTAAACGAGGTCATCGATGTCATTCAACTTACCTATCAATGCAGAGTGAATGAGTTTAATGTGTGCATTCATTCTTTTAGCTGATTCTACAGCACTGGCTTCGTATTCAACGGTTGCAACAAGGCTTGCTGCTTCACGGAGATTGTTTTCAGCGTTAAGCATCAATTCCATAAAATCTTCTACGGTCTTACCTGTCATTTCATAAGACAGTTTTAGCGAAGCTCCATTTCGAAAGTGGGTGAGCGCGCTTTCATTAGAAATAACTGCGGCTAATTCTCTTATATTTCGAGATTCACCGACTCTTGTTCTTCCTTTGCTATCTTTAGCATAAAGCCAATGAGTCAATTCACGGATGTGATCATAGTTAAGTTTGTTAGGGAAAATGATTGGATCGTTAGGGATAGGATTGCCCCCTTCAATTGAGCTAACCCCAACAAAATTACCGATTCTTTCATCAGCCAAAGCAGTAGATAAAACTGCGAATTTCAAACTTTCTTCGTCCAAATCAGCTATATCAAAATAACCATTGCTATCAATTAATTTAAAAACAGCTAGTGCATCTAGATTTCTTTTTATATGATCTTTTCTGCTACCAATAGTCCTTGCAACTTCAATATAACGTTCATTGACGGATATATTAGAAGGAGTTAATTGGAATATTTGCTCCATATAACGAGCTTTTGCTAATGGTTCCCATTGTTTAACACCGGTTATATGCCTAAAACCAAGGTAAGGAAGAACATCTAGCCTATCTTGCTCAATAATTACTGGAATATTAGTAGGTTTGTGTGGAGCTGTCTTGGCAATATCCAGCATTTTAATTGTGGGTTTACTGCATTCCTGTGGGTTTATTATCAGTTTTAACGCTGTTAAACGTCTATTACCTTCCACAACAATATACTTACCCGTTTCCCTTCCATTGCTTTCTTTCTCAGGGATAACAATTAATGGTTCTCCTGCAAAAAAATCATTTTCTGCAATGGCGTTCATTAAATCTTCGATTGAAGTACTGCGAGCTATGTAGTCCAACATTGCTTGGGGTGTACGTGCAACCGCCTCAGGTAACCTGGGGTTCTGAGGATCGAGTAAGAGTTGATCTATGCGTTTGAAAGTATAGTTTTGCGGGGCCGACATGTTTATCTCCAAGGTTTCCGCGATTTTTCACAATACTAGCATCGCTAGGAAAGAATACATATGGAGAAGAAACGCTAACAAACCGTATGTCTGCATACTCATGCTGCATGAAAGTGAATGATCCTGAAAGGATCATTTTGCTCATCTCCCGCCTTCTCTGACCGCCCCTTACTCTATTCATGCGCCTGCATGAAAACCCATGCATAAAGCGGGCAGGCGTGGCGGGGCTACGAGCGCGCGCTGTGGCTTGCAGCGGTGATCCTTTGCATTGTGTTATCGTGAATTTGTTGTAACATTTTCGTAACAAAGTAAGGTTCTTCGATTGCATAGATAGGAAAAAGTGTTTGTTTGTTAGTCACTGCTTGATTACACTCGACTACTCTTGAAGTAACGATAGGTATTCGCTAGCACTTTAGGGTAATCAAACAACCTGTAAAGAGAGGATTATTGTGCAGGTAGTTCATATAGGGTTTCATAACTGCCTTAATCGTGGCAGTTATGAGACGATACGGCAAAGCGTACCCTTTTTAAGCCGTTCAGGCCCTAAACAATGGTTAACTCAAGGTTACTATTTTTGGACTGATGACCCATACTGGGCTCATCAGTGGAACGAAGGCCGTGATACGGTCATTAGTGAATTTTCTATCACCTTTGATTCAAAAGATGAGTTGCTCGATTTGGTTGGAAATGCTCGAGATATCAGGCAATTTGAAGCTATGCGTCAGGAAGTTGCCAGTACTTTGACTCGAATGAGCGCCTTGCATATCACAGTCAATCAGGTCATTAGCTTTTTTAGAGAGCTCGAGCAATCTGATGATTTTAAAGGCGTATTTCCATATGCTGCTGTTAAGGCACAAGATAGTACGAAAGCGTCTAATCTTATAAGACTTAACTTTGTAGATGAGCGTTCGGAACAGATGGTTTCATTTACCCGTCAGCAAATGTGTGTTTATGAACATGCTCGAGGTAAGATAGAATTTAGAAGGTTTATCTTTCCAGAACATTTCTGTGAGAAGGATTAAGGAGGAAAAATGCTTTCCTTTGAACAAAGAATGGCCTTACTTAACAAGGCATTACAGCAGTATACTCCTGAGTCGCTTTATGAAAAATTAAGCTCGTATCCGGCTTATGGACCAACAATCGTAAGCTACGAGCTTCCAAGCTCCGAAGGGTTCATTACATTGAGACCACGTCTGATCAATCATGCTGCTGAACGTTCAGTGGATTTCTTTTCAGATGATACTGAATTGGATTTAGCGGCCTGACGATGAAGCTAAGATTACGGGATAATACTGTTACTCGACTGTTGTTTGTCGATGCTGAGGGGCGCAAAATCGAATCTGGTTTTGCGCTTCGATTCAAGCCCAATTTTGATGAAAATCCGCGCGAATTCTCAGTATTGTTTGATTTTTATTACATTACTGAGAATGACCGGGCATTACGAGTCGAGTTTCAAAGTGTTTTTGAAACTGATAAAGACATTGACGATGCTTTTAAAGAATCGAAGTTTCCAGTTGTTAATGCACCTGCGATATCGTTCCCGTTTCTACGTTCGTTTGTTGCCAATTTTTTGATGACGAGTGGGTATACACCGATCCTCCTTCCTAGCTTTAACTTTACAACTTTTGAACAGGGTATCGGGAAGTTTCCCAACTGAGAAAAGGGCTATGTTTAGCCCTTTTTCATTAATTTGATTTAACTTTTATCTAAGCTCAGGGTGTAAGGCTCGAAGTGGATCACTTCTTCACCAAGCCAGTCGTTAAGCTCCTGTAGCCTTTTCTGTAGTGGGATAAGTTCGTTGCGAACAAAAACTTTGCTGGCTTTCTCCACATCCCCAAACCCTCCGACATTACTTGGCATAATCCCCATCAACTGAGGCGGCACCCGGTGCGCGGCGAGCATGTCATCACGGCTTACGTTCTTGATGTTAAGTGACCTGCTCCCCGTTGATTAATACACCGCGATGTTAGTAATGTCTTCATAAGCCACATGAGGACATCCCCATGAAGAAG